AACGTTTTAATTAACGATGATATTAATATTTCTTTACATAATATTAATATTAAGCTTAATTATTGATTAATTTCGCGCGTATTTCATGGTTCTTTACCCTTTTCTTCCAATATCTATAACCGAATTAATGATTATTCCAGTATTTATAATTAAATAATGTATAATTATATTTCTATTATATAATTATTTAAAGATATATTATATATATATAATAATGAAATTAACAAATGAAACTATATTCACATCGTCTATTGTTATTGGCTTTGCTGGTTTATTATATTCTTACATGGGTTTACATCGTAGGATTAAAACAACAGAAGAAAATATAAATCTAATTATGTCTACACATATATCTTACATGGTTGTTAAAGATGAACATATTGAACAAATTAAAACTATTAATAAAACTTTAGAGGCTATAGCATTGTCTACACCTTTCAGAGGTGAAGGATGGCAAACTAAATATATTCAGAATAAGATTAAGAGAGATATGGAAAATTGGCCTACAATTGAAGAGACACAAGAAAAATTTGAAATGTTAAAAGAAAGTAAATTCTACGATGATGAACCATCAGAAGAAGGTGTATAAATAATATTTAGTTATTAATATAAATTAATAACTATATATCATATAATTGTATGAGATGGGATTTGAACCCACGAAGAATTAACACTGGATCTTAAGACCAGCCCCTTTGACCGCTCGGGCACTCATACGGCGTATTGTTTAGTCTCATCAACAATACATTTATTTAATTTTATTTATTGTTTTTTTTCTTTTTTAGTCTTCTTTTTCTTCATTGGTTCAGCTTCAGGAATTGGGGCAAGTTCAACCTCTTTAATAATTTCTGGTTGTGGCTTCTCTTCTTCCTTACTAATTACTTCAATCACTTCTTCTACTACTTCAGGAGTGGCTAGAGGTTTTACTACTTTATCAAGTTTCTTTTTTTCGTAATATTCTCTTGCTTTAATCCTTTTGTATTCTAAAAAAGTTGGGTCAGACTCTTTACGTTTTTGATAGTATCTTTTTCGTTGTGCATTAATTTTATCTTTATTATTTTGTCTATATAATTGTGATGCTTTCTTTTGTGCAGGAGTATAAGAACTATATTTTACTTCTGTTTTAATCTCTTCGTTCATTATATATATAATGATATTATTTCTTTATATCTATTTGTCAACGACATTTACATCAACAGGAATTTTCATCATGTCAATACCACCTTTTTCATCTGCGCTTGTTATGACATCAATTTCTTTTCTTAATGTTGGATCTTCAGACCTAAAAAAATGTTTTAGAATATATTCATTTTTTTTAAAATCACAAGATTTATTAAGGTCATCAAACATATTCATAAAACAGTTAACATCATCATATAAACTACCAGATCTAAATTTTGATGAATTAATGAAATGACCAATAGCTAAACAATAATATCCACATGCATTATTCATTAAACTTTGGATATCCTTTTCAGTATATGGTAAACCCTGTGTTTTAGTTGTTTCTTTTACAGCTTTTTTAATATTCTCGCTAGGTGGTGCTCCGTATGGATCAAAGTATATTTTTTCAATTTTACCATTAGGATATTTAATAAGTTGCAAAAAGGTCCAATGTGTTCCATCGTTTTCAGAGCCATCATCATTATGACTATCTTCTAAATTTACAAAGTAAGCTTTATTATATTCTAATGGTGCATGTAATTCATCCTTGAAAACAATCTCCGCTAAAGGAATATTCATTCTTTTACATAGTGTTTCTATTTGTGTATCTGTTAGTGACATATTAATAATATATATAATTTAACCTTTATATTGTTTATACATATAAACCATTACCCCCAATTTTTCCATCATAAGATCCACCAGAATTAAAATGTTGATATTGTGGTGGAAGGAAATGTTGGAATTGGAAATTTGCACTGAATGGTTGTGATACTAACGCAGGTGGAATAAATGCATGTAACATACTACCTTTTAATCCAATAGTTGATTTTTCAATAGCACCACCTAACATACGTGAATGAGGTTCTAATGCATCATATCCATGTTGTAAAGCAGTTAATCCTCTACGTGCATCAATACCGTGTTTTTGCATTAATGAACTTGCTTGATTATTAATATAGTTATCCATTCCAGCACGTGCAAGATAACCATAATTAGTTCCTAATTGTTCATTAAGGGCATTATGTAATTGACTACTGACACCATATCCATGAATTCCAAATCCAGCACGGGATTTCATACTAGTAGTATCATTAAATACTCTTCCAGCTTTACCTGCGGTATCAATAGTATCGCGTAAAGTTGCGTCTACAAATGTTTGCCATTTATTTGCTTTTTTAAGACGTCCAATTTTTCCACCTGCAATAGGTGCTTTTGGAATTTCTGGTGATATTTTGTGAGCTTCTGGACTAATAGTTTTAGAAATACCAGCATTCATTTCAATCTCTTCAGGTGATAATTGAATTTGTGAACCTTTGCCTTTATTAAATGCTTTAGTTACAATATTAAATGTTTGTGGGTGAACTTGTAATTCAAATCCTGTACCTTTTTTAACTCTAACAGGATTACCTTTTTTAAGTTTTCTTAATTGATTTGGACTTACGTCAATCTGAATAGTATGCATTAATAATTAAATCATTATCTTTTTAAATAGTTTATCATTATCTAATAATTAATTAATATTATCTAAATATTAATTAATATTAATTTCCTAAATTTTTAAATATGGAACAAAGTATACTATATAATAATAATATAATATATCTTTAAACCCTTGCGCCAGTGAGAATATCAATAGAGATTTTTACACCATATTCAATAAATACAATGTAATCCATGGCTTTAGAACTTCTATTTTCACCAATAATTTGAACAGATTTAGGCACACCCATTTCAACAGGCAACATACGTTCAACATTAACATAGTAATAACAATAATTCATATCAAATTCTTGACGACCAACTAAACCAGAAGTTAAACCATCAGTTAAACCACCATTTACGGCATTTTGTCCATAAAGTTGATTGTTAAATTGTTCAAAATTATATTTCTGAAGGTTATAGATGGCGTTCTGTCCCGAAATTTGCACGTTGAAATTTGTGAGGTGTGATAATGGGGAAGTTGGTCCACAACCTGCAGGGTCATAAGGACTTTGATAAACTGGAACACCAGCTAAAAACCCAGAATTAGAGTTATTATTTGCTAATGTTTTTAAGTTTGAGTAATTAGTTCCAAAACTTGGATTAAAATATGGTAATACAAGCACAGATTTAATATTTGCAATACCATTTGTAATAAGTTGATTAATTTGAGTTCCAGTTCCAATATTAATAATTTGATATTGGTATACATCTGTATAATTAATTTGTTTAATAGGGGATGAAAGAATAGCCTGTTCAAATGGTGGATTAAATGTATATGCTGGAACATATAAATATACACTTTGGGCAAGTGGTCCATCTTTAACACCTGTAATAGATTTAAGAGTAGTATCTAAACATCTTGCACCAACACAAACATTGATATCATATTTAACACGAACAGCACCTCCAGCAACGCCAAAAGTAAATAAACCATCGTCAAAACATGATCCACCGTTACTTCCTGCAGGTGATGCAACCATAAGAGGATTGATTCCACCAATAGCATTAGATACACCTGTAGCGTGTAAACTAGTAAATGCAACGTTACCAGCTGCAGCAGTTGCACCAAATGAAGTTAAATTTGTAGTAGTATTATTTAAATTTAATGTTAATTTCATAAATACACCTTTTAATAATGGTGCCATATTGAAAAAACTATGTAAATGTTTTAATTTAATGGTAGCCATAACAGCAATTTGAAATACTGGTAATGTAGTGTATGTAATTACACCAGCAGCACCAGCAGCACCTGCAGCGACTGCAATTGATGCGTTTTGTTTTGTAATAATATATGATTTCCATAAATTTGTTAATGTTGTAGTAGTTGATGCAAGTAAAGAACCATATGTTGATGTCACGTTACCTTGTGCAACAGTATCACCTGATGCATTAGATGTAATAAAAGCATCAGAATCAAAATTAATTAATTGTTGTCTTTGTAAAAATCCTGAATTACCTAAACCAGCACCAAAAGAATTAAAACGACCTGTGACAATATCAAAAGCTGAAAAATTTGTGTTATTTGTAGTTCCTTGTAATAATGAATCAGTGCCAACGACTGGATCAGTCGTTAAAGCACTACCAACACCTGGAGCAGGGAAAAATTGGAATGAGGTTGAATCATCTGGATAGAATCCAATTTGAGCACCTTGACTTAAAATATCTTGATAAGATAAACTAGTCATTAGTTTAAATGTATTCCACATGTTAATTAACGGAGTTTGTTGAAAAATTGTGGTCCCGTTGTAATCCATCGTAAAAGAATGAATCATATTACCAAACCAATTTTTTAAACCGATGCTATAATCTGCACTACCGGCAGCTAAACCCCAGCGACCTAAAGTTTGGTTAGCAGCTGTTACGGCTGTTGTTGTTGATGTTGCGTCTGGGATAATTGTAATACCATTTGGTGGCAATGCTAATGTCATCAAGAGTGGCATGGCTAGATATGCTTCCCTATAACTCATATATTTATTACTATTTGATAATTGACTGGTGTCAATAATTGATTGATTGTTAGAATAATTTTGATTTTGGTTATCTAAAATATTAATCCAGTCTTTTCTAACGAAGACGTTGGGACTTCCTTCCACTTCTTGGGAAAGGTCAAATACTAGTTTATCACACATTAGGAATAATAGTTTATTAATCTTTAAATATCTTTAAGGATTAATAATAATATATAAAAATTACATATTCATGACAATGTTTTTTCGTGGTAAGGCTGTGGGTGGTGATATATTTAAATTTGATAATTTTGAACTTAAACTTTTAGGAAGTCCTTTACCTGATGGTTTAATTACTCTAGTATTTGGATTCATCCCAGTAGTTGCGATATAATCATCCATATCCATATATGATGACGCAGCACCAGGTCCGGCAGTACGTAAAAGAACAGAACCCATTCCTTCACCTTTTAAAAATTTCATTCCTTTATGATATGCGGAAATAGCATGTAAATTAGACGCATTATGATGCGGTAATTGTATTAATCTAACTGAATTGTGAGGCATTAATACATAATAGAAGTTATATCTTTAATTACATTTTAAAGGTTAATTTTTCTTTAATCAAAATATTACGTAGTTTAAATACAGCTTTTAACATATTATCTAGAGTAGCCAATTTTTGATTAATAATTTTTTCATGTTGTAGTTCTGTATCATTTTTTAAATCATTAAATAATTTTGTTTTTTCATTATTAATATCAGTAATAAGAGTATTAAGTTTTGATTCGTCCATTATATATATAAGATATTATTTCTTTATGTTACTTTTTTAAATTACTTTAGTGATTTTTAAATCATTTTGTTCCTAAAAAACCTTCATCTTTATCTCTGATAGTTAATAGAATAGTCATATTTGGATCATTAATTGTTATTGGTTGAAGTGAAGGACTTAAAAATGTAAGACGTAATTCATTATATGTTCCGTCAATCATTCTATTCCACATAAAATTAGGTGGTTTTTCTGAAATTAGTTCTCCAACACCTACATTACTGTTTAAACTGTAAATAATACTTGATGGTTGTGTATATGGATTATTAATATTTGATAATGAAAATAATACACTACTATTTGGTTGAACTTGTGGGGCAAAGTTAGATAAATATGAAATTGTATTTACTGAATTTACTGATGCGTAATTTGTTGAGGCTGTAGGTGTTCCAAATGTAATGCCTCCACCGACATTATTAGCGCTAGCAAATCCTGCAGTATAACCTACAATTGCATTAAATGCTGATGGAAATGTAACAACAGAATTAAAAACAGTTGTAGGCCATCCTGCTGGTGGTGTTGTTGCACCTGCTGGGGCTGTTCCTGCTGTTGGAATTTGATAAGTATTTAATTGAATAGCGTAACGATTAGCGTTTACAAGTAATTCAAAAGGATAATAATATGTTCCTGAAACTGTCCAATATGTTCCATTTTGTAAACATACATATTGAATATAATTATTAATTGCTGATATACCATATAAACCATCTGGGATAGTTATAGTATAAGTTTTATTTATTGTGCCATTCCATGTGTATGTAAATGTATTATTTCCATAAGATGAAGTTATATTAAACCATGAGTAATACATACTAATACTACTTACAGCCACAAATTTGTCTTTTAATACAACAGAATTAGGAAATTTATACACTAATTTATTGTTAAAACCGTCTTGCACGAGATTAGTGCCATTCATTACTATTACGAACATTATTTATATATATTAGTTTGTTTTTAAATCTTTATTTATTATTTATGAAACATGTAGTTCACTATATGTTCACTTATGGAACATATATTTAGCACGTCTAATATTGTCATTTTTTTTCATTGTAGTTTTAAGACCTACCCCAAGCCCATGACCTACCATAGGAATACTACTAATATTATCAGTAGAAGAATTATAAGCGGTTTTATGACCTGGATAGTGTTCAAATCCTAAATTAATTGGGACTTGTGAACCACCAAAATAAAACGGTGGTTTATACATCTCAGACGTCATTTGATGCAATTGTTCGTTTAGATGATCTAATTTTGGATGATAATTATATATACCGGATGTTGACATTAACTTTATATATCATTTTATCTTTATATAATTATTAGTAATCTATTAAACTGTTTAATATCCAAATCTCCAAAAATATATTATATTATGAAACTTATTATATATATTTTAATTTTATATAGTAAGTTATAAAAATTGAGTTAAATTTGGAGATTTGGAGTAAATTAATAACCTAATTGAATTAAGTCTTCCATAATTTCCTGACATTCTCGTTTTGGTAGTGAACCATTCTTAGATAATTTTAATAATAATAATTTAAATTTTTTAATAAGTTGTGATGAGTCATTACCTGCGAGAATTTCACCTTTCATCACATTAAATTGGTGAACATCTTGTTCCATTGAATCCTTAGATGGTGTAGGAACGCTTAATTTATCCATAATACCGGCCTTACTTGAAACAGTATGTAAATATTCTTTTTCATCTTCTGATAAATTAGATAATTCATTAAATTTAGGAACTCCACCACCAATAATGGTTTTAATTACATTAGATAAATTTCTAGATATTTTTTTAGATGGATAACCTTTTACACCATATCCTTTAACATGTTTAAATGAAAATATATCATCATCTAATCTATTTTTATTAATAATATATTTACCAAATGGAACATGTGTATGTCCTTGTTTGATTCCTTTAGTGTCATCAATACGTTCAGAAATTGGTTTAACAATACCAGAACCTCGTGGTCTACCTGCACGTTTACCAAAACCGGCACCAATCATAACCTGTTGTGCATTTCCACCACGGGCGGCATCAATTGCAGCCCTTACAGCCGCTTGATTTACAGGTAAACCATTACCGCCATTATCTGTAAAATTCCAATCATAATTATTTGTAAGTTGTTCTATTGCTAATAATAACACCGGTGCATTAAAACTAGTTACTTGTTGCCAGCCTGGACCATGTGCTGCATTCATTGCATTGATAATACCAGGAATTGCTTGATTTGTAAAATATTGTTGTAATGCTGGATCAGGAACAGGGTTTCCTGGTGTTGGTGGTGTAACAGCAGTACATACACCTCCTAATTGATTTCTTACATAATCTATAACTTGATTCATCAATGGTGTAGCTTGTGCCATTAATGCAGGTGCACCCATTGGTCGTGGATTACCTGGAACATGTGGAGGAACAGCTGCACCAGGTGCTAATGGTTGATTAACAGGAACACCTTGAGAATTAATAATTTGATCTGCTAATCTATTCATATATGTTGATTCTTTTGTTTCAGGTAATAATGATGATAAATTTTCTAATAATTTTATTGTTAATGATGGATCAGTATTAGATTCAGCTCTAATTATTTGATCTAATACTGTTCTAACCTGTGAGGGTGCTGGTAATTTATCAGTATATTCAATTAATGCTTTATAACCTGTTTGATTAATTTGATTCTGTTGTCCAGGTAATGCTTGATTACTTACATTTATAAAAATATTTTTTAATTGTTCATATTTAGTAGCACCTGGAACAGGGGCTGCACCTGCTATTTGTGGTGTTGGTGCTGCAATAAATGAATCTAAAGCATTAAATTGATCCCTTATTGAATTACGTAATCCTGAAACAACTGGTGAATTAATTAATCTAAATTGAATATCATCATACGCCCTTTTCAATTTAGCAAAATCACCAGCATTAATACCTATATTATCGGATCCGATAGGTCTATCAAATGCACTTTTAAGCGTTGTGTTAATATCTTTAGTTTTACTAAATATATCAGAAATAAATAAAAACATATTTTCTGCATCATTAGCATCACCAGCAATACCATAAGAATATTTCTTTTTAAGTTGTGGAATTAATTCTTTAACATTCTGTGCAGTCCATACTAAAAATGACCCATCACCATTTAATGGTGATCCTTCAATACGTTGTAAAACTAATTGAATCATTTGTGGTGTTGCTAATCCTTTGAATTCAGCAATAATATTCTGTTTTAATTTTTCTACATCAAGTAAAATTTCTGCTGTTGTTCTCATGTCTTTCATTGTAGACCTAGGAGGTAGGGCCCCTGTCTCACTATAAATTTTATTTGCTTGAAAATTCATGTTATCAATATTAGCCCTAAGATTTAGTGCCTCCATATATTCATTTCTAAAATTTTCAACGTCTTTTACATACCTATAAGGTTGTCCACTCATATTATTATTTATTAATAATAATATGTGTTTAAATGTCTATTAAGAATACACGGGATATTGTGATACATCTGAACCACATTGAAATAATTTCTCACAACAGATTCTATTAAATTCATCTGTAATTTCTTTTCCCATACCATTATTGAAATCTTCGGCTAATGATTCCATACTAATTTTAAATTTATTAGCTTGTGAAGGTTGTAAATTTGATAAGTTATATAAAGGATGTAATCCCATACGATCAGCTGTAATGACTTTAAACATAAGGATTAAATTTTTAACTTTTTCTTTATTTTCTTCTTCAATAGTCTTTACACAAACTACTTCTTCCTGTTCTTCTTTTAATAGCTGTTCGGCTGTTTTTGTATCTTTTAACATATCTTTTTCAAAATCGTTCGGTTCTTGATATGGGATATCTTTAACCCATTCAACTTCTTTTTTATATAATACATCGGAATTTTGAATAACATTTGGCATTATTTCAGGTGTTTCTGACAATTCAGTATTTTCCATTATATATATTATACTACTATTTCTTTATAAGGTTTTATAGAAGCTTTTATAGAGTTTAAAGGAGGTTTTAATTCATCAATTATAGATTGTTCAAAATTTGTACCTTCTGATAATTGATTTATTTCAATTTCATATAATTTATTAAATGTAAAATTATCCCATCCCCCATTATTACGTATATATACATACAATTTACACCAATATAATTTACCTACTCTATTTCTGACATTCTTTTTATGGTGGCTTTTACGTCTTGATAAATTTAATGTAGAACCTATATAAAACTGTTCTTTATCATTATTATTTTCTATTATATATATATAACATTTCATAATATTATATAGTTAATAATCTCTTATTTAGTTTTACGCATTGCCCTAATTCTGGCCATATGATCTTTAGCTTCTTGCGATCCTTTTTTAAATCCTGATCCTTTTTTACCGTGATTATCCATTTCATACATTGCACGATTTGCAGCACTATTTAGTACACCAGCTGTTGAATTAACAGCTGCATTTTTTAGCATCTTTCCACTTGCTCCACAACCTCTAATACCAAAACCCAATTTTTTGGTATTATATCCTCCTCTATTGTATATATCTAATGATTTATTTGTATCTTTTATAGCTTCAGCATTTGTGTATTTTTCCTTATCTTTTGCCGCTCTTGTTTCTTCTTTAGTCATACCATCATTACCGCCTTTCTTTTGAAATCCTGCAGTGCTAAATAATTCACCACCTTTAAATTTTGTTGGTCTAACATAATCCATAGGCATAACTGCAGGTTTCATACTATCGTCCATCATTTTTTTTAATTGTGCTTTAGAAGGTCCTTTAGCTGGTTCAACAGCTGGTGACATACCACTATTAATAATTCCCATACCTAAAGCTTTAAACCCTTTAATAACAACTGGTCTAACTCCATGTTTTTGATGTAATTTAGCAATATCTTTATGTAATGAACTCATTTTTTTAATAATCTTTCGTTCATCAAGACCGCAACCACTCATTTCATATTCTTCATCACTTGAAGAATCATCATAATCATATTTCATTATTTTATTAATATCACCTTTCTTTAAAGCTTTTATACCAAATCCAAACATTTTATTGAATTTTTTTTGTGTTTTATTTGCAACATCTGTTACAGGTTGAAAAGCATCTGAAACAGGTTTAAAAACACTATCTTTAGTTTTATCAAGAATATTTGTTGAATGTTCAGTAATTGGATTGATAGTTTTAGGAATAATTTTTACATCATTTTTAGTAGTATTAGTTAATAAACTAACTGGATCTAAAACACTCTTTACAACTTTAACATCTTTATTATGACTTCCAATAATTGCAGGGTTTAAAGTTGTATTATTACCACCTACTAATTTTTTATTTGCTAAATTTTCAGCAATATTTCCAGATTGTGAATGAGTGATTAAATCAACATTTGATTTACCATATTTTTTATTAGCCTCTTTTTGAATTTGTTCTGAATTTTTATATCTATTAGAATATTCATGCATACCAATAGGAATTAAAAGATTATTTGACCAATCTGTCATACTGTCAGTTCCTGCGATTGTGTGAACTGCTTTTCCTGTTTTAGGATCATAATAAACCTTATTTCTTTTAGTTGATAGCTCTTCATCTAAAATATAACCATTGATATTTTTAGCCTCAGATTTCTTTTTATATCCAGCCTCTACAAAATCTTTTAAATTTTTTTTCATTACACTTTATAAAGAAATAATGTTTATATATTTTAATGAATAAATTATTATTAGTATTACTAATTATATATAATGTAATGAAAAATATAGAATCAATTTGTAATAAGTGTATATATTATAAAAAAATATATCCTAAATATAAGTATTGTATATATTTTCAAGAATATTTAAAAGAAGATCTATATAACTGTAGTAAATATAAACTGAAAAATATTGATTGGTGACTACTTACCATAATAAATTATAACTTAGATTTGCCGGGCTGTATTCAGGGGCATCCGCCCACATGTGATTACGTCGTCGGAAATTGGCCCTTTTATTTTCATCCTTCGTTTTTGTATAATCCTGATATCCCATCAGCCCAAAATGTTTTACATGGCCTTGATCGTCATGAATCATATATTTCTTATCTTTTCGCGATGATATCTCAACGGGATTTAAACCCAGTTTTTTGGCCTTTTTTTGAACTATTAATATATTTGAATATAACTTTAATTGTTTTTCTTTATTCATTATTATTCTTATATTTTCTACTTTTTATATCTGATCTAACTATTAAAAATTAAAAAATATTAAAATAGTTATATATATAAGATATATTTTAATTTTAAAAAGATCCAAAGATCCAAAAATAATAAGAAAATACAAACTTACCCTAAGAAATATGATTCCGTGAGACAAGTTTGTAAAAAATCCAAAAAAATGGAGAGATTTGGCTAAAATAAGATAAAGAATTAAAAACTATATATACTAATGGATATTAAAGTATTACCTGATAAAAAATTAGAAGAATTATTAGAAAAGTATATAGATAAGAGTGACCGATATAAACACTTTACAAATGAAGAATCGGAACGCACTGAAGAAAAAGTATTAAAAATTAATGAAGAATTAAAATACCGTGAAGAACAACGTAAATTATTATTTTCATTCATGAATTAAAGTCTCCAAAAATATTTATATAAAACTGGAATATTCCAAACTCCAAAAATGACTTAAAGGTTTATTATATTAGTATATTAATGAATTTGGAGAGTTTAATGACAACAGAATACCCAGAATATGGCGTATATGTCTCAATACTTGAGAATGAACAAAAAACCGCGAATTTTTACTGGAATTTTAGAATGGGTAAACATAAATATTCTAAAAAATATCTTTACGGTTTTGACATGACAGAAGAAACACGTATGTTATGGTCAGAAATTAGTATAGGAACTATTATTAGTGATATGGCTAATTTTTATGATCATACATTAAGATTATATATTTCATCATCAAAAATTTCTAAAGACGATATTATATTACTTACTAAATTGACTAATAAAATATCTAAACATCAACATCTTAAAAATGTATATGAATTTTATGAAGTTATTATTTCAGATGATAATTTTTATAATAAATTAAATAGATCATGTGACCACCTACTACCAATTAGTAGAAATAATGTTATTAATTTACAGACTGGTCAAGTCCGACCAATTACTAAAAATGATTATTTCACATATAGATGTGATGTAGAATACACTACAAAACGCAGTCCTGAAATGTTAGGCGTTATTAATAATATTATGTGTAATAATGAGGAAAACATTAAATACCTACAGAAAATTCTTGGGTATTGTTTAACTGGTGATATTTCCGCGCGTGTTTACTTCATTCTTTATGGTATCGGTGCTAATGGTAAAAGTATGATTTTAAATTTAATGAATAAAATATTAAAAGAACAATATCAAGCAGTTTCAAAATGTGTTTTTATTAATAATAATACAGGTAAAACAGGTGGTTCTGAAGTGCTACAATTAAAAGATTGTAGATTAGCCACATTTAGTGAAACAGAAGCTAATGATTCATTAAATGAAGCTATTATTAAAATGATTAGTGGTAATGATTCTATAACCGCACGTGGATTATATAAAGATCCAGTGACATTTACACCACAATGTAAATTAATGTTATGCACAAATTTTAAACCAGATTTCAACGCTAATGATCGTGCTAATGTTGATCGTGTTCGTTTAGTTCCTTTCAATGCTAGATTTATTGATAATCCTAAAAAGGCTAATGAATTTTTAAGAATTGATTCTGTAGATAAAGTTATTGAACAAAAATATATGAATGAATTCTTTTCATGGTGTGTAGATGGGGCTATTGAATATTATAAAAATAAAAAATTTAATCCTACAGGTGAGATGTTAGAGGCACAAAATGAATATATTAGGGAACAATCTAATATTACTAATTTTATTGATGATACATTTGATATTTGTGATGATGGTTTATTTTTAAAATCAGAAATTAAATCATTATATGAAGCATGGTGTAAAGAAAATAGTTTAAAACCATTAAAGGTTAGTGTATTATATACTAAATTTGATGAAGTATATAATAAATCATTCAAATGCACTACTAAAGAATTTAAAAATAAATGGGTCTATAAAGGTCTTAAATTAAAAGATTATACAGAAATTAGTGATTTAGATATGTAAAATTATATATAAAAATATGATACCATTATTAAATAATAATGGCATCATATCAACCACCAAGTGAGTTTTTACCGATTTTTGATAATACGGTATTTACAGATACAAACCCTACATCAACAACAGGTGGAGGTTTAACTTTAGCACAAGCTAATTTATTATATTTAAGAAAAAACTACCCTGATATATGCACAGCATTAGAAACATTTAATGGTGGTATATCTACAACTTTTTTAAATGCTTCTGGTAATATTAGTGCTTCAGGTACTATTACAGGAACATCATTAATAGGGAATCCTATAACATCATCTATTCAAACATCAAATCCAATAAATGTTTTAAATATAGCTACAACACAAACAAGTGGTGTATTAAATTTATGTACAAGTATAGCACGATCAGGAAATATTAATATTGGAACATTTGCAACAAGTGGGCAGTTATCATTAGGTTCATCAAGTAATACACAAACTAATTTATATGGTGGAGTAATTTATCTTGCAAATGCTACAGAAATAAATGGAAATTTAACAATGGTAAGCGGTTCTATTATCGGATATTTAACATCCGCATTAGCGGCAACAACGTACGCTACAATAGCTTCATTAAGTTCATATTTAACAATAGCATCAGCATCAGCAACATATTTAACACAAATATCAGCTTCAACAACTTACGCTACTATAGCTTCATTAAGTTCATATTTAACAACTGCTACAGCAGCGGCGACATATTTAACATTAATTTCAGCATCAGCAACATACGCAACAATAGCTTCATTAAGTTCATATTTAACAACTGCAGCGGCTGCATCAACATACGCAACGATAGCTTCATTAAGTTCATATTTAACAACGGCTACAGCAGCAACAACATATTTAACAATAACTAACGCAGCTTCAACATATGCAACAATAGCCTCATTAAGTTCATATTTAACATCTGCAACAGCTGCCTCAACTTATGCTACAATAGCTTCATTAAGTTCATATTTAACAACTGCTACAGCTGCTTCAACATATGCACCAATAAACGCCCCAACATTTACAACATCAATAGGTTTAACTAGTGGTAATATTAATGCATCTTCAGGGAGTATTACAGCATCGGGAACAGTAACAGGTTCAACAATCGCCTTATCAGGAGCTAGTGGATCTATAACAGGAACTTATGGTGGTGTAACTCAAACTTTAAATAATTATACTATTAAAGGAACATATAATTTAAATTTAGATCAAACTAACGCATCTGGGACAGTTAGAATAGGATCAACAAATGGAAATGTAACAATTGGTAAAATTGGTACATATACACAATTGGTAGGAAATTTAAATTTTCAAAATACTGGTATAATAACTGGATTAGGTGATTTAACAACATCAGGAACCATTACATCATCAATAATTAAAGTTCCTACAATAACAGCAGTCACACCAACCAATAGTATAACTATTGGTGATGATATAACATCAGGTGTTATTTCATTAGGTGCAGGTAATGCATTAACATCTTTTATTAATATTGGTACAGGATCTGGTGGTGCTAGTGTGTATATTGGTAGTGCTACTAATAGTGTTATTATTAATAATACTATGAGTGTTCTAGGTCTTCTTATAAGTAATGCATTAAGTACAGGTACAATAACTTGTACAGAAATTAATACAGCTACAGCAACAGCCATTTTTAATTTAGCAGGAAACCAAACAAGTGGTGATATAAATATTGGAGGTTCTAGTTCATTTACTGGAAATATTAATTTGGGTGTTAATGCTTCAGGTGGTTCTGTATATATTGGTAGTTCTACAAATAGTGTTATTGTTAATAATGCTATGACTGTTCTAGGTCTTCTTGTAAGTAATGCATTAAGTACCGGAACTGTAACTTGTTCAGGTATTAATACATCTACAGCCACATCTGTTTTTAATTTAGCAGGAAATCAAACAAGTGGTGATGTAAATATTGCAGGTTCTAGTTCATTTACTGGAAATATTAATATAGGTATTAGTGCAACAGGTGGTTCTGTATATATAGGAAATGCTGTATCACCATTAAGAGTTATAGGTAATATTTATAATAATTCTTTATTAACAAGTAGTATATCTGATAATGTAGATTTATACACTAATAATACTACAGGCACTATAAATTTTGGAACAAGTTCTACACGAACAGGAGCTATTAATATTGGTACTGGTTCTACAACTACAGCTTTAGGTATAAATTTAGGAAATAGTTTTAATCCTGTAACGGTAGGTGGTAATTTAACAGTTACTGGTACGTTGTTTGCTGGTAGTTTAGCGTATACAGCTGTTTCAATTGATACTATTAACGCTAGATTTAATTCATCAACAGTAAATTTATATGGAAATTTAGAAACTGGTCCTTTAAATTTAGCATGTAGTGCAAACAGATCAAGCGGTATTAATATCGGTACTGGTTCTACTGTTTCATCTAGTGATATTGTATTAGGTAGTAGTAATACTAATACTACAGTTAATGGAAATTTAACATCAACAATAAAAGTAGTTACACCAACAATTGAAGCAGCAGCCGCAGGAACTACTGTATCATTATATAATACATCAACAGGAACTATAAATTTTGGAAATACAGGTTCAACAACTACAATGGCAGGAGCTTTAACAGTAACACAAAATTTAACAGCAAATGGAGGTTTAACATTAGGTTCAAATCAAGGTATTACATGTGGAGCAGTTCCGCCAACATTAACAAACACAAAATTAGGATATTTTTATAATTTTGCATTAAGAACAAATACAGGTCTTACATCATCGTCGGCAGGATATAGATATAATCCATCATCAAATGTAGTAGGAGCGGGAAACTTTCTTAAGGCAGGTGTTTATTATGCTACTATAAATGTAATATATAGGTTTACATCAAGTCCAACAGCATTTAATTTAAATTATTATTTTGGTATATCATCATCAACAACAGCAGGAGCAGTAAATACAACAACAAATACCGATATATTACCAGTATCACGAACAAATACTGGGTCATTAATAACTGGAGGAAATAATAACGATTTTTGTGCTTCTCATAGTTTATGTTTTACTTTAACAACCGATTCATTTGTAAATACATTTTTTAATGTTGATGTTATTTCTATTACAGGTGGTACATTAACTATTAATCAAATTGGAACAGTTTACAGAATAGCATAATATATAATTATTTAAAGTTAAAATTATATATATTATATAATGGCATCATATTTACCCCCGACAGAATCATTACCAATTTTTGATAATATGGTATTTGACACTAATAATACAACAGCGTTAACATACGCAACAGCGAAGAATCTTTTTGTTACATTTCCATCAGCACAAGGATCTTCAACAATTACGGATTTTATAGCCGGAACAATTAACTATTTAAGTCCATCAAGTGGATCATTTTTTAATATTGGAACAAATCAAGTATCAGGAGGAACTATTCGTATAGGTCCTACTGGTGTATCAGGTGTATCAGTTCATGCCGGTAATATTGATTGTACTAATAATACAATTAATAATGCAACCGATGCAGCATTAAACAATCTTACAATTGGAAATTTACAAACAGACGGTATTCTAAATATTGGAACAGGAGTAAGAACAACAACAGGAGCGATTAACATCGGAACAGGATCAGGTGCAAATGTAAATCATATTAATATTGGTGGTGCAGGTTCAAAAGCATCATTTACAAATGGTTTATCACTAGCATCAGGAAAATATATTTCAACAAGTCATACAGGAACAGTTACAGCACCAACAACGACACAAGTTGGGTATATAGTATCTGGTGCAAATTTAACAAATACTATACCAAACTCTGGAAATGTTACAAGTTTGGCAAGTATAGCATTATCACAAGGAACATGGAATGTATATGCATGTAGACAATATGGATTATCTACTGCATGTGTACGAGTAATTTTTAGTTTTGGTACTGAATCAAAATCAAATGTTACACCAGCAGATACAGATTATGAATATGGAATTGTAACCCCTTATTTAACCGCAGAAAATGGATATGTTCATTTATCCACAACTATTTCGGTATTATCTTCAGGAGTATCACTTTATTTAAATATAGTTCCAACAACCAAAAGCACACTTACATCATCAGGAAATACGAATTTCTTTTTTAAAGCTGTAAGAATTGCATAAAATATTTAAAATATATAAACACTAAATTAATATATATAAATAATGCCTCCAAAGAAAAAAGTTTCGGATAATGGACAAATCATTAATTTTTATGAACATGTTCCAAAAAAATATTTAGAAGAAGTTTCTAATCCTAATAAACATTTACATGATTTTGATTTACCATTTAGAATGTGTATTGTTGCACCCAGCGGTTCAGGTAAGACAAATTTCTTATTAAATTTAATTAAAGTATTTAGTCAAGGTAAAGGAACATTTGCCGATATAAGTATAGTAACAAGAAATAAAGATGAGCCCTTATACAATTATTTAAGTGGTGAATTTGAACAGATTCAAGTAAAGGAAGGTATGCATAACACACCTAAATTGGATGATATGGATAAAAAATATAATCATTTAGTTTGTTGGGATGATTTAGTCCTAAGTAAGTGCTTACAACCTGTAGAAGAATATTATATGAGAGCAAGAAAGAAAAACACTAGTGTAGTATTTTTAAGTCAATCATATTATGATATACCTAAATTTATTAGAAAAAATTCAACTTATTTAGTATTATTAGATCTAGGCGGGTCTAAACGTGAAAAGACAGCTATTCTTAATGAATGGGCTTCAGATTTAGACAAAGATGAGATGAACGCCGTGTTTAATGATGCGGTTAAAGAAAAACTGAGACCACTAATTATTACTGGTGGTAAATGTGAAAGAAATAAAAAATATAGAAAAGGATTTTTAGATTATTATAATTTAGATGAATTTCTCAAGGATATACCACGAACGACATCAACAGGACAACGTAAGAAGAAACAAGTTAAACCTGAATCTGATTCTGACTCTGAATAATAACTCCAAATCTCCAAATTTAACTTACTTTTTGAAACTTACTATATAAAAATTAAAAAAATATACTAAGTTTATCAAAACTCCAAATATTTGGATACTTATTTATATTTAAAAGTATAGTATATATATATAATAATGGAAACTCGTGAAGACTGGAGAAATGGATGTTACTATAATAGTAAAAAATACAATGCGTTTGGCATTGATTACCCATTTAAAAATATTGTATGGGCATGTTATCAAGTATTAAGAACACCATATTATAATATTCATAATCGTGCTTTATATTCATATTTTTATTTAGAAAAGAAGAACATATATATAAATAATGGAACTACCCGACGATGTATTAAAAATTATTAAAGAATACTCAATGCATATAACCCGCCCTGACTGGCGTGAAGGGTGTTATTTTAATAGACATTTAGATGAATATTTAGACATTCATTTTACATTAGAAGAAGTAATTGATATTGTTTATAATGTAACACATTCAACAACTTTAAATTATGAATATATTATGTTGTATAATGAATTTTTAGTATAATTAGATTTAAAGATTAATATTAATATATAATTAATGACAAATATAATTAAGGATGAAATTATTAAATTAAAACCTAATATTTCAGTATCAAGCGTAAACACATATAACAGTATTTTAAAAAATTTACATAAAAATGTTTTTAAAGATATAGATATAGATTTAAAAAATTTTGAAAAAACCGCACCCATTATTAGTTACTTAAAAGACTTAGAGCCTAGAAAACGCAAGACTATTTTAGCCTCATTAGTGGTTATCACTGATAATAAAAGATACCGTGATCAAATGTTAAAAGATATTGAAGAGTATAGAGCGGATGAATCTAAGCAAATTAAAAGTGATAAACAAAATGATTCATGGTTAGATACATCAGAAATTAATGATATATTTAATGATATGTCAACTAATGTAAATATTTTATATAAAAAGAAAGTTAAAAGTATGTCCGATCTACAAGACATTCAGAATTACATCATCATGTGTGTTCTCAGTGGAATATTCATTCCTCCTAGAAGGTCTAAAGATTACGTTGATTTTAAAATCCGTAATATAGATAAGGATATTGATAATTACATTGATAAAAAATATTTTGTTTTTAATTCTTATAAAACTGCGAAGACTTATCAACGGCAAGAAATAGCAATTCCACCCGAATTATTGAAGATTTTAAATAAATGGATTAAAATAAATCCTACTGATTATTTATTATTTGATTCTAATAGTAAAAAATTATCTAATGTAAAGCTTACACAAAGATTGAATAAAATATTTGGTAAAAAAGCATCAGTGAACCAGCTTAGACATTCATATTTAAGTGATAAATACCAAGATACAATTAAATTAAATAATGATATGGCTGATGATATGGCAGCTATGGGATCTAGTAGACATCAAGAAAAAATTTATATAAAGAAGGATTAAGTATATAAATATAATGTTAAAAAAACTATTATATTTATATAATGATGGACATAATCCATTTCCACATTTAAAAGGCGATGGCCTACATCTTATTAATGGTCAATACGAATATGATAATGAACCTAATGATGAAAATGTATACGATCAAGGATTTATTACTGGTAATTACTCACGACTAGATGATGGTAGGTTTTTGATGTTTACAGATGATGGTGATGTTCAAGAGTTTACACGTGAAAAAACTATTACAGCACCAGATTATTATAAACATTCAACACCAGTAGAAGAAGAAGATTTATATGATGATGAATTATTTGGTAATGAAGAAGATGAAGAATTAAAGGATATAAATGATCAAATTGAAAAAATTAATATATTAGCAAAAAAAAATTTAAGTGATGAATTTAAAAATATTGAAAAATTACAAGACAAAATTGAAAAAATACAAGACAAAAACAAATTCATAGTAAAAGAATTAGATATTTTAAATGAAAATGTATCAGAATTTAAAAAAAATCTTGTAAAATTAGGAATGAAAAAAATTAAAGAATCAAAGGATAAAATGGATGAAGCACATGAGGAATTAAGTAAAAGTGATATATATGAACATGTTATGTCTAAAATATCACAAAAATTAGTTGATATGAAAGATTATGAAATAAATAATGAAATAATTAAAAATGAAATATCAAAATATGTAAAAATGATGAAAACAGATTATGAAACTTTAATTTATGGTGTTACATATGCATTAATACAAGTATCAAAAAAATTTGATGATCAAGATATAAAAGATAGTGCTAGAGAAAAAGCAAGTATTGTTTTACTATCAATATCTAAAGATAGTGAAAAAAGTAATACAATACTTAATAATATTTTAAAAGCAAAACAAGAATTTACAGACAAACATAAAATACATGAAAAATTAGTTGATCAACTGGAAAAACATAATATGTATTATGATCAAGTTGAATATTTAAGAAAACAATATGCAGACAGAAAAAAATTATTAGATCAAAGAAAAAAATTAGGAATTAAAAAAGAATTAAAAGAAATTGATCCAGAACAAGCAGCTAAAGATAAATTAGAAATAGAAAAAGAAATAAAAAAGAAAGAAAAAATAACAGAAAATAAACAATTATCAAAAGCAGCACAAAAGAAAGCTAAAAAAGCAGAGAAAGCAGAATTAGCAGAAAAACAAGCACAAGCACCGGTTACAAATGCATTAGCATCATTAGAAACAAAAGGAACATATGGTAAAAAATTGGAAACCTTTTTTACAGAAGGAGGTCAACCAATTTTACAACAATTTACAGGTGATACATCTAAAATTCATGATATTGAAAAACAAACAATTATTCCTGATGAAAATGTAACATTTGATGATAAAACAGAAAACTCATTAAGAAAAGCATGCACATTAGATTTATATAATGATAAATTTGTTTTTGAAATTAAAAATTATTTGAATATTTCTATTTATGGTGATGTTCCAATACCAATGCAACCTTCTAAATTTGCAGGCACTAAATATTTTGTCCCTACATATTTTGAAGATGGTAGTTTATATAAATTAAATTTAAATTATGATAGTCCTATAACTGGAAAACAACATAGACAAAATGTATTACCAGATTCTTCTGATGGTCGTGAAGTAGTTTTTATTATTAGATTGAAAGAAGGTTTATATTATTATAGACCATTTATTGATACAGAAAATAATAAATTAATTCCTAATGGTGAATATGCATCAGGAAAACCATTATATTTTTTTGATTATACTAAATTGAAAAAATGTAAAGATTTTAAAGGTAAAGATGCCTTTAATCTTAGGGGTCATTTAACTCCAATTTAAAGATATATTATATATATTATTAATGCCAAAAAGAGTTAAAGGTATTTTAACCCGTGAAGAACGTGATAGACAAATGCAAGGCACAGGATTTGAAACCCCTTGTTATATGCACCCTAATTGTAATGAACCACCTAAAAAGCCTAAAATTAATAAACCTAAAAAATGATATAAATAATTAAATACTATATAAATATAATATGTTAAAAAATTTATTATATTTATATAATGATGGACACAATCCATTTCCAAAATTAGGTAAGGGTGGTTTAGGTTATCACCTTCCAGGGTATAAATTAAAAGGTAAAGGTATGCATTTAAATGCATCAGGTGAATACGATTATGATGATAATGATAATGATTTACAAGTTTATGATCAAGGATTTATTATAGGTAATTATAAACCAATGGGTGATAATTTTTTTTATGTTGAAGATGATGAAAGAGGTGAAAAATTATTAGTGCGAAATCCAAAAAAAGATGAAAGTAAACAAAATCTTTATAAACATTCTTCAACGGGTTATGAGGTTGAAGATGTTGATGAAATTAAACCTATTGAAACTATTAAAAAAACAATTGATAAAGTTGATAAAACAATTAAACCTATGGTTATTAAAGAAAATAAAAAGACAGTTAAAAAATTAACTAAAGAAGAAAAAGCTGAATTAAAAGCACAAGAAACAGCATTAAAAGCACAACAAAAAAATGAAGAAATTGCAATTAAATATTTAATTGAATCATCTCGTGAAACAAAACCAACTAAAACAATGATTAATGCTTTATATAAATCATTATTAACAGCGCATCCAACAATTACAATAGAACAATATAAATCTGATCCTGAAAAATATAATCAAGATGCATTAGATGTGTATAACGGTGTATGGGTAAAGAAGGAAGAAAAGAAAGCTGAAGAAATTAAAAAGATCGTTGAAAAAGAAGCAGATATTGACACTAAATATAAAAAGATGTCTAATAAAGAAATTACATATGAAGAACACAAACAAATATTATCTGATGTTGAATATACAACTAAAATAACAAAAAAATATATTGAAGATTTTAAAATTGATTATGCAAAAACTCACCCTGAAATACAAAGTGATACAGAATTAAATTTTGAATTAGCTGGTAAAGGTTTAGAAAGTTTTCTTGCAAGTCCAGTGGGGTCTCCTATAGTTAAAACAATATGTAATAATGATGATATTGATGTAATAAGAGATTTAGGAAATAATAGTGTGATTCCTACAAATGTAAATGGTGTAAATCAACAATTATTTTGTGTAATTGATAATTTTAGTTATGATAGTAAAACAAATAAAGGCTATATAAATGAAATTAAGGATCTAAATATAAAATTAATTAAAAAGAAAAATGATCCAACATGGTTAGATTATGAACCAATACAAACTACAAAATTTGAAGGAACTGAAGGAAAATTTGGTAAAATTTATGATATTTTATTTTATTTAGATAAAGGAAAATATTATCCTTATGATATTAAATATAAAAAACAATCAATTACTGATGGTAAAGATATTCAAAGATATAATTTAATTTCTACATCTGATAAAGGTATTGTTAAATGTGATATGATGGAATTAATTAACAATCCAAAATTTAAATCATATAATAATATTAGTATGAATCCTATTAAAGTTGGTAAAAATACATTATATTCATGTAAAATTAACAGTGGACATAATGATATAGTTTATGGTAAGGAAAAACCTTCATTAAGAATACCTAAATCATTATTTTATGAATGGAATAAATAATATATAAACATATAATTATTATAATTAATAATAATGGGAAGACCAATTTTAACGAAAGAAGAAGAAAATGAACTTGCACAATCAAGTAATAGTCGTGTATATGGTATTGTTAATGATGAAGGTGAAATAAGAGCTGAGAAAGCAAGGAAAAAAAATAATATTAAAAGAACTATAAAAGATATTAAAAAAGATTCCACAAAACGTAAAATTAAAGGTATTATTCACGATGTTAAAGCATCAGTAAAACCACCTAAAAAATCAAAGTCTAAAAAGTTATCATCAGTAATTAATATTGTTGATACAATACAAGGAATTAAAAAAAGAAAGAAACCTGATTTTTCTGAAGTTTATGAAACAATGAATGAAATGGATAAACTACTTAAAACACCATTAAAGGGTTTAAAGAAATTGGTAAAGGCTGATAAAGAACATATTAAATATCATCCATCAGAACAGGATAAGAATGAACTTAAAATGGATGAAAAAGTAATGCAACTAGCTAAAGGCTATTCACATAAAGCCGATAACCTTTCACCAGCTGCCAGAAATTATGTTGATAGATATATTAGTATATATGAAAATACAAAATCACCACCATATCGTGGACGTTTAATTAATGATTTAAAATTAAATGAATATACTAAGCTAAGACCATCGGACGCAGATGACGCAAATATTTTAATTAGGGACTTTTTAAAATCCCTTGTGAAACCTGTTAAAGCTAAAAAAGCCCCTGTTGTATTAACTGAAGATGTTAAGAAGGAAAGACAGATTAAGAATTATATTAAAAATAAAATTAAAGAAGGATTCTTTCCTACATTGGCTAATGATGAAGAAAATATTAATTATATAGTTCAAGAAGCATTGAACAAAGGTTTTAATAGATGTTCAGTAAATTTTGTAGAAAGTATGTTAAATGAAAATTAATTTTATATAATAATGTTAACTGAAATGTTTTGGTCGTTTATGATCACATCAATTATAGCCTGTATATTAGCACTGGCTCAATATATATTTAAATCAAAATGTGATAATATAGAATGTTGTTGTATTAAAATACATAGAAATGTGGAACTAGAAACAAATGATCCAATTCAACAAATAGAATTACCCCAGCCTTTACAACGGCCAATAATTGCAAACCGCGGGCCTTCTTTAGATAATATAGTAAGAAAACCATAATCTCCAAATATTTGGAGTTTTTATAAACTTTGTATTATTATTTTAATATTATATAATAAGTTATATAATATTAATTAATTTTGGAGATTTGGATATAATAATATTTATAGATATGTTATATTATTATAATAATGAATTCATTTATAGAAGACGATGAAATAGAAGGCACAGGTTTACGAGCTTTCATGTCGAGAGTAGGCGGTAAATCATTATTAAAAAAAAGAATTGTTGAAATGTTTCCCGATGATTATGAACACATGACTTATGTTGAACCATTTGTGGGCGCTGGTCATGTTTATTTTAGTAAAAATCCATCTGATAAAGAGGTGATTAATGATTTGGATAAAGATGTTATAACAATTTTTAAGGGTTTTAAAAAATTTAAAGGAGATAAAATTTCAAATGACATAGACGGAACATATAGTAAAAAAATATTTAATGAAATTGTCAATGCTAATCCAACGACAACATATAATAAATTTATACAATTATTATTAAAATATAAATTATCATTTTATGGGATGGGTAAATCTTGGGGAAATAAAAAACCATTAAATACAAAATATGGATCATTATATAATGATAGATTAAAACATACAACTATATTAAATAAAAGTTTTGAAAAAGTAGTTAAACAATACGATAGTCCAAATACATTATTTTATTTAGATCCGCCTTATGAAAAATCTGACAAATTATACGAGCATGATACATTACCAATTGAATATGTATATGAAATTTTAAAAAATATTAAAGGTTATTTTTTATTATCATATAATGATAGTAAGGAAGCTAAAGAGCTGTTTAAAAATTATAAAATTAAAAAATTAAAACAAAATATGTAGATGGAAGAGAAGGCGGGCAACACAAGGCAAAAACTGAATTAATTATAACAAATTATTAATATATATAAAGTTATATTTAGTTTATATATATAATGAAAAATATATATTTACCATTAATAATTGAATATGATATTGAAGAACAATATGATGATGAACAGACAATGATAGACTGGCGTAAAGGATGTTATTTCAACAGACGTGAAAACTATACTCCAGAATATCAAAAAATCACAATGACATTACGATGTAATACTTTCAAGCGTGTAATTCAGTTTTTATATACAATTCACTGTAAGAACTTCACAATGACTAAGATATACACCAATAAATAAGGGCGATTATCTAAATATTAAGCTTAATATATGAATTATCATCAATAATTTATATATTAAGATTAATTAAAACGTTTTAATTAA